ATACACACTATGTAGATTATAGTATGTTATTGTTGACTGTTATGTTAGTTAAGCAGTATTAAATTTACTTTCACATCAATACATAAGTCAAGTTGGCATAATCTCATTGCAAAGTTAGATTGTTCTACATCTAAAGCCACTCCTTGCTCTCTAATTATAGTATTATTCATGTTTTCTATTTATTAGGTGATATTTCTATTAATTTTACTTCTTCAACTTCATTAGTAGGCAATAATTTGCTTACATCAGTGTGCTCACTCATATAGTGTTCAACATCACCATTTAGAAAAGTTATTTTTACTGTATATTTTAGTTTTGGTAACATATTTTTAGTATTAATTAAAAAAAAAGAGAAATAATAGAGTGCTTTTACACACTCTATTAGTCAAAAAGATAGTATTAAACTATCTTCTTTAAATTTCTAACAAATAGAGGTAAATTGTTAGTATTAGTATAAGACTTGTACTTCTCAAAGCAAGGCATACTCTCAAATTTGTCTTTTAATTGAGTGTATACTAAGTCATGATCATACTTGCACTCATCACCTTTCTTATTAGTGAAGGTTATTACTGTGTTTGTACCAATTAGACTCTTTCTAATGACAAACCTTTTAGTTGTTAGTTGATTTTTTGCTATTTTCTTAGTAGGCATAATAAATAAAGTATTAGTTAAATTATATATAAACTTTTTATATACAAACCTGTTATCCGACCTAAGCCGTATCTAAATCGTGAGGCAAGAACGAGTGTATAGCACTTTCAAAGCTACGCGTAAGCGCACAGCGGAGTCTACTCTTCCGATCCTATTTCAAAATCAGGCCACTCGTGTATAGCAGAATTACTCTACTTTACTTACTTACTTTCTAACTTAGCTACTTCAGCTTTAATGTGTGCTCTTTCTTCAGCATCCATATCAGCAAAGTAATTTAGTTCATGAAAGCTTAGTGTGATACCATCTGTAATGAACTCATATTCATCACCAGTCTTTATCACTTCGACTTCTGCTCCATTTAAGCAGTAAAACTTACCTATATTCATATTGTTTATTTTATTAGATTCACCACTTGGTATTATGCTGTCAAGGCTTGGATTTTTCTTCATGTTATTTATTTTAGTTATTATTTATTAGTACACATTTCTAAAAAAGACTTACTTAAGTCTTGCTTGTCAAAGAAGGAATATCCTCTTGATGTAAAGATTAGATCTTCTCTTGTTAACTTTCTAGGTATGTCACATAATTTGACTCCTATTAATACTTGATTACCTCTAGTAATCTTCATAGTGGAAATAATTTTTGAATTTCTCATGTTATTTATTTTAGTTATTATCTGTTTATTTTAGTATTAGAATCGTGAGGTATTAAAGAGCTCACCTCTCAGCGAGCTCTTGTTATTACTCAACACTTACTCTATAGTGAACACTCCCTTAGCACTCTTCATTGACCTGACAAATGCTGGTAGATTATTAGAGTTAGTGTAACTCTTGTATTTCTCGAAGCAAGGCATAGTGTCAAACTTTTCCTTGAAGGCATTATATACCTTGTCATGATCGTACTCGCATACTTGACCTTTCTTGTTAGTAAATTGAACTCTAGTGTTAGTTCCGATTAGTGATTTTCTGATGACGAAGCGTTTCGCCTGCATTATGCTTTTTTCTGCCATTTTTATAAGTATTTAATTTAGCAATGACCACAACTTTTGCAGTCAATATTATTATCTGTTGTATGTCGTATTCCAATCGTGAGGTGCTATACACACGAGTGAAAAAAGTGCTATACACAAAAGCCCGCCTTGCAGCGAGCTTTATGCTTAGTTTAGATCTTATCAGAAGGTTAACTTAATAATAAATCCCAATCAAGATTCGAATACTTATTCCTTAATATTAATTCTTCGAGAACATGCTTTGCAGTTCCACAGAAGGTCATTTGGGTTTCATAGATCTTAGATTCTCTGTCTACACAGTATGTAGAATCATTTTCAGATTTATTACAGAGATCAGAGAAGATTTCATTATCAAATAAATCCACATGATGGATTATTTGTACATAGATCTGTCCATCTTCGATTCCTATGCATTCATCACTGTTACATACATCGAACTCAGTGATCATTCCTTTTGATTTCTCCGATAGGAGAGTAATCATTTCATTTAACATTTCTTTCATCATATTATTTATTTTATTTTATTTACATTTATATTATCTAATTATATTAGTATTAGAATCGTGAATTAAAAGGGGTAGTTTTAATTAGCGACTAGATGAGAGGTTCATTAGCCCTTATATATTCGACAGTGTCTTTCACTTTGTCAATTTTATAAGTGGTCAAGTCAATTAATAACATAACATAGTTATCAACAGTTTCAGATACAAAGTCATTCTCCTGCTTCACCCATATTCTAAAATCACCATTTGAGTGTGAAGTTCTTGGTAATAATTCAAACATTGGTGAGGTAGTTGGTATAACAAATATCTTGTTATCAAATACCATATGTGGTTGATCTAACTCCGTAAGCAATCTAGTTAGATATTCTTGCTTAAGAGCTATTGACTTAGTTACTAATTCAGCTCTTTGTTCTTTTAATGATTCGATTTTTTGATTTTTCATAATTTATATTTTATTTGTTATTATTATTATTATTATCTAATTATATTAGTTATTGAATCGTGTATAGCACTCAAGCCCTCAATTAAGAGGACTTAAGAGCAACACATTGCTAATTAAGAGCAGCAATCACAACCAGTAAGGAATGAAGTGAAGTAATCCTTATTAAAGGTAGAGTTGATAGGATCTGGACCATGATGCAATAGACTTCCATTGCATTGTAGCTTGTTATTGTTATTAGGTTTCTTAATTATAACCATATGATTATTAGCTAAACCATCTTCACAAATAACACCATTAGATCTATTGTGGCTGGTATGTTCAGATATCATCTCAACATTGAACCCAAGATCATATAGATGTTCCCAAAGATCGCTGTCTCCATGATGTATGACAACCAAAGCATTGTCTTGAAGATATCTCCAAGTTCCTTGGAAACCATCTTTTTGAGCCAATATAGGATGTTCCATCTCCATTGGATATCCTGGTACATACTCTTTCAACCAATTGGTTGCGTATGTTACCATAGTCTCCGTAGACTCTCCATACTCTTCAGTATAAGCGGTTGTTAATAATTGAATTGCATCGTCATTAAGACTGTCGATAGTGTGATTTCCTAGATTTCTCATAGTTATAAGTATTAATTGCTCGGAGTATAATGGCTTCCGAGCTAAGCCCCGCACTAATCGTTAGCACTTCCGTTTTTGACTTGCAAGCTCTCTCAATCACCCCGGCTGGGCATGAGCTTTATAATTATACATGTTATCTAATTAATAACGTGTATCAATCGTGAGCAAACCAGGCTATTTAGCCCAGTTTGGTATCTTATTAGTATTGGTGTAGTTACCATACTGATTAAAGCATGGCATACTTAACAGCCTCTCTTGATTAGCTGCGAACACCTCATCGTGATTATATTCGAAGCTGTCACCTTTCTTATTCGTAAATTGGATGATCAATCCCTTACCTAACATTGACTTTGAGATGATGAATCTCTTTTTAATAACTACATTATTATCCATAATATATATTTATTTAATTAATTATATAATAACCTTTATTATATATATATATTATCTAATTAATAACGTTTTTAAATCGTGGGCCATCAAAGACAAGAAGATAATATAAAAATTTAAATATATTATTAAAAAAAAAGGGAAAATGCAAAACGCAATGATAAAATAAAAAAAAACAAGGCCGGGGCCGGTTTTTTAAAGTCGTTTTGGTTTTTAGAATTAATTTTAAATTTTATAGTATTACCCCAAATCCCTAGGTGTCTAATATTTTTTTCAAAAAAAAATTTTAACCTAACCGTAAGTGTGACAATAGGCTTAGTATATAAGGGTAGAGGCCTAATGTCACATTTTATTGATTTACATGCGTTTAGTAAATAATGGGTTTTACGTGTGAATATAGAAAGCAGGAGGGAATTAAATCATGAATGTAGTAAAAGAAACTATATATACAAATAAACTAGCGAGAAGATTTGCAGTTGTTAAATTAAAAAAACTATACAATGCCACAAAAACTAAGCGCCAAAGCAAGGGCCGCAAAAAAGAAGCGAGATCTAGCAGCTGCTAACACTCCACGTAGGAGAAAAATGCGTGCGGAGTGCCAGAAAGCTAGGAGAGCGGCAATTAAGAAACATGGTAGAGCTTGGTTAAGGGGTAAGGATTATGATCATAATAGTGGAAGGTTTGTATCTACTAAACATAATAGAGGTGGTACTCAATCTAAGAAAAAGAAAGATGGTACTAAAGCCGAAAGAAGACAATCAAGAAGAAAAAAATAAGCAATGGCAATAATATATACATACCCATTATTAACATCGATACAAGACAATGACTTGTTTTTGGTATCAGACACCGACAATGCTAATGCTACTAGATCAGTTACAGCTGCTAAGTTTGGAGCTTATATACAAGCAACTTATGGTCCAGGTACTAATATGTATCAAGCTGATGGTTCACTGACAGGTAATAGACTAATAACACTTGATTCATATGACTTGGTATTTAACGGAGCTGGTTTTAGTCCTTTAATAATGCATATGGATGGTGGTAATAAAAATATTGGTATAGGAGGTATACCAGATGCTGCTTATAAATTAGAAGTAAAAGGAAATCAAAGAACAACAGGAACATTGACCCTTGGAACTGCTTTGTCAATAGCTGATGGAGGAACTGGGCAAATTACACCTCAACTAGCTACAAATGCTCTTACAGGAGTAGCGGCTGCGACTAATGAACATGTACTTACTAAAGATACTGCAACTGGAAATGCTTCTTGGAAAGCAGTACCTGTTGGTATAACATTGACAACCACGGGAACATCAGGAGTATCTACACTTGTTGGTAACGTGTTAAATATACCTAACTATACTCCAACTGGTGTAGTAACTACGGTTACCGGTTCAGCACCTATAGCTTCCAGTGGAGGTACAACACCTAATATAACTATTTCGGCTGCTACAACTAGTGCTGCGGGTAGCATGAGCGCAACTGATAAAACAAAGTTAGATGGTATTGCATCTGGTGCACAACCAGGTACAGTTACTAGTGTTACTGGTACCACACCAATAGTGTCTTCTGGGGGAACAACACCAGCGATATCTTTAGCTGACTCTGGCGTATCTGCAGGATCTTATACTGCATCAAATATAACTGTTGACGCTAAAGGTAGAGTAACTGCAGCTTCTAATGGCGCTGTACTAAACTCTTATTACAAAAATTACTCTACGTTGGCAGGCGTAACTTTCACTTTAGCCGCTTCACCATCATTTCAAGCTGTAACTGACGGTTCTAACTTTCTACAGTGGACTTCTCCAGCTGCTGGGGATTATGTTTTTCATGCTAAATTAACATTTGATGCTGGTGGAACTGATTTAAAACCTTTCGCAATAACTTTAGCTAAAGACACTGGTAGTGGTTTTACTATAGACCCTAACTCAACTGTTAATGATTACGCAAAAAAGGATGAAGTACAAAGCGCTCAATTAACTTACCCTATAAATAGTATAGGTGTCGGTGATGTTATTAGGGTATATTGTAACAATGATAACATAGCGTGTGATATACAATTTGGGTCACTGTTTGTTCAAAAATGGGCGTAGACTGCTTAAAATGCATTAATAGTGCTTGTTGTAAGCTAACAGTACAAGTTTCAGAACAAGAATACAAAGATTTTAAACAGAAGGGATTAAGTAAAAATTTTTTAAAACTCGAAGACGAGTTTATTAACAAGTTTCCTGAACATATAGACAAAGTAAAACTACTAAGTCATTTGTATGTAGATGTTCATGCTACAATGAAAAAAGACGATGATGGTTATTGTATTATGTTAGATAAAGAAACTATGCTTTGCAGTATATACAAGGATAGACCTAAAGTTTGCATGGATTTTAAAAATACCAAGTGTAAAACAATTAGAGAACCAAAACAATTAAATTAAATTAAATGAATGAATCAATAGTTAAGCACCTCAACTTTGGAGAGGATGCTAAAAGTAAAATATTAAGTGGTGTAGACAAGTTAACTAAAGCAGTTAGCTCTACACTTGGCGCAGGTGGTAAGTGTGTTATATTAGAAGACAATGTAGGTAACCCACAAATAACAAAAGATGGTGTAACTGTAGCAAACAGTGTAGTTTTATTAGATCCAGTGGAAAACATGGGTTCTAAGTTGTTAAAAGAAGCAGCTAGAAAGACTGTTAAAGAAGCTGGTGACGGAACAACTACAGCAACAGTGCTTGCACACTCTATCTTAAACCAAGCTATGTCTGCATCGTCAAAAGACATAAATGTTAGGGATCTTAAAAACGGTATAAATTCGGCTGTAGAAAAAGTAGTTAAATACTTAGAAAGTTCTTCATCACAAGTGAAAGGGAACGTCATAGAACAAGTTGCTACAATATCAGCCAACAACGACAATAGCTTAGGTAAGACTATTGCTGAAGCTTTTAAGCAAGTTAACGAAACAGGTATTGTAATGATGGAAACACACGAAAGATCAGAAACTGTTGTTGAAAAGATAGAAGGTATACAATACGATTCCGCATTAAAAAACCCTCACTTTATAACAAACCAAGAAACCGGTAATGCGGAACTAGATAAACCTCTAGTGTTGATAATTGAAAGCAAGGTAGACAACCAAAGAAAGATACAAGGCATACTAGAGTATATTATAAGGGACTTAAAAGCTAAAAGACCTATACTTATTATTGCTGATATAGAACCACAAGTTTTAGCTATGATAGCTATGAACAAGATAAAAGGTAATTTAAAAGTTAATGTTATAGATCCACCACCTTATGGTATAAGTAAAAAGG